AGACAAAAAGAAGACCCATCATATTCTATAGAAGATTATAATCATGCTTTCTTTGGAACTCTGAGATTTACAACTGGCCGTAGATATGAAGAAGTCTCTGGTCTCATTGAAGATACGGGTACTGATAATTCTATCTCTGGTGTTGGATTGAATCCAATATATGTAAATCCAATTCCTTCTGTTACTACTATTCGAAAATCTGAACCATTAAAGGTTACATTTAAAGTGACAGAGTCAAATAAATCTGCATTTTCTATGATGTTTGATATAAATGAAATCCCCACAATTACTAGAAGTGTAAACTCTACTGTTCCCTCTGGTGAAATAATAACAAATACTTCCGAATTAATTCAACCAGGCCAAACCGGCGCACAGTTTTCATTGACTCAGGCTTTAGATTCTGGTGGTAATGCTATAAGTGGAATGGGCAGTGGAATTGCATTTTCTCCAGATTTGGGAATAGATGAAGTAATAGAAATAAGTTATTTGAGCGTTCTTGAAGATGATGTAGAATATATTATTCGTAATGAAAATCATCCTGTGTCTGCTAATAAAATTTCTTTGCGAAAATCTGACGAAAATGGCATATATTCTACCTATGCTCTACCGGACGGAAATTCTTTGCGAGTTTCTTGGTCGTCAAAACCAAGAGCTGCGGTTACTATTGTAAGTTTGTCTACTTTTGGAAATAATTATATGAAAAAACCATATGGTTATGTCAAGGAATATACTGGTATTTATAAGTCGATTGGTAAGGGTGCATGGTTCAAAGGACATGGCGAAGACATAGGTAAAATAGAAAGTTTTAAAATAAAAGGAAATGCACTTCAATCAGAACTAGAAGGGTTTGGAGTTGATTATACTACCCCCCCAGTAATTGATCTAAGTTCCTTTGGTGATGGACAAGCGACAGCGACTGTATTGACAGGACCCCTTTGTGTGCGTCCTGGCGAGTTTTTAAACAAACAGGGATTTTTGTCGGATGACAATAGATTATATGATGGGTATTTGTGGCAGGAGTTTTCTTATGTTGTTAAAGTCGGAAGATATATTGACGAATGGAGAAAAATTGTTAAAAAAGTGATTCACCCTGCCGGATTAATGATGTTTGGAGAATACAGTATTTCTACTGCTGCAGAAGTCAGAAAAGGTGCTGGTATTGCATGGGCCCAACTTATATATGAGATTATTAAAAATGTCAACATGAAAGTTAAAAATATGGACGGTCTTGGTCGATGGGCATATGGAGAAACTAACGGCCAATGGTATCCGACTTCGACAAGACAGGACACAAATTATTTAAATTCTCATGGAAATATATTCACATATGACAATAGACAACTAAGTGTAAATTCTACAATAGATGGAATGTATAATGGAGTGGGCGAAGGCGAAGTGTCTGATGATACCGCTGGATCTACAACAGTAGATAACGGATCTGGAAGATATGCTTTACTACAGGCTGATGGTACAAACGCTTCTGGCGGATGGTGGCAAGTTAAAAAAATTGCATTAAATTTTAGAGAAGCATTTGGAAAAGACTATTCACACTATTATACTTCCGGACTTATAGGAAATACTGTAACTATTTACGATATTTCTGATGAATATATGATCTCTGATAATTGGATTAATACTCGACCTTGGGGAAAGTATGAAATAATTGGAGCTCTAATTGATTCATCGGTTGGCGAAAGATATGTTGTATATGATGTCAAATTGATTTCAAGTTATTCTGCTGACATGCCCGAATGGAATAATGCAGTATTCGGTGGTCCAAATAGAGTAGAATTTAGATGGGATAATATATTTCGTGGAAATGTAGATAGAAATGCCAATAGTTGGATCGGTTCTATTGCAGACGGCGCAAATCCACGCGATGAAAAAATGATTATAAATATTTCTGGAAGATTTAACAATAATAAAGAAGGCGATGTGCCGACATTACATACGACTTGGAAATCTTTAGAAAGATTTAAATTTTATTTTAGGGATACTTATCCTCGTAACGAATTGGTGCAACAAATGTTTAGTCCAGCTTCGGAAATGATAGGTTCTCCTTATAATAACCATAGAAAATTGGTACAAGGAAATAATTTGACACATATAGCAGTTAGACATCCGGATTATAATATGTGGTATAATTTGCCAGTAGAAGAAAATGGAAATGACGAATGGATATCTACCACTGACGGAACAGACCATAAATGGAGAAATACTGTTATGTCAGATGTAGTCACTAAATCTGATAGGAAGTATAGGGCGGTTTTAGATTCTATTGTAAACATTTCGCCCGTTTATTTGATTATGTCGGAAGAAACTCCCCTATCAGGGACAAGAAAAAGAATGGGCCCAACAAATCTTTCAGTAGAAAGAGCTAAATTTAACGAAAAACTACAATCGGGATCTGATTATAACATTAGTGTTTTGGACGAAAATACATTTGAAAAATTTATATCGCCGGGCACTATAAATGACAAATCCAATTTCGCATCAGAATCTACATTGGTAAAATATACGACAGCAAATATACCATCAACTGTTGAAGAATTGAATCAAATTTTAGAAACTATGACAATCGACTAAAAAAGATTATAAATAATATAAAAAATCATATGCAAAAGGTAAAACAATGGCAGCAATTATCACAAATAAACTGAGAATATTTAATGCTCAGGAATTTTTGCAATCTATTAACAGATCCGCACCAATTTGGAAGGCATCAACAACTTATTCAGAAGGCACTTCTGTAGTGAAAGATGGAAATCTTTGGCTTGCTTTGGGTAATGGAACTTCTGGTACTACAGGTCCAACACCGTCCGTGCCCACTGATGGAAATATTACTTGGGCTCATCTAGGACAATCAGTATATAATAACCTTTATATGTCGATTGGGAAACCTACTGCTTGGTTGAATGATGCAAATCCGCCAACACCTGAAGATTCTATCGGATATGGATATGCAGTCAAACAGGGTTCTATTGCAATGAAAAAGGTCGAACAGACTGATATGACTCTTGCAATTCCTAGAATTAACTGGACACCAAATACAGTTTATACGATGTATGAACATGACTTGGCAGAAGAGATTATCCCAAATTCTTATGTGATAACGGAAGGTTCGAATCAATACAATGTGTATAAATGCATAAACAATCAAAAATTTGTGGATGACAGTGCAACATCTATCGCAGTTCAATCGACTGTGAAACCTACATCCACTTCTGTATCAGAAATAGAAACTACAGCTGATGGTTATAGGTGGAAATATATGTATTCTATTTCTCTTGCAGATTCCTTGAAGTTTTTGACAAAGGATTATATTCCTGTAACCACTGTTGAATACGATCCATTAGATTCTTCTTCTGCTGAAGGTGTTCAATGGCAAATTCAACAAGCTGCTCTGACAGCGCCTGGCCATATAGATCATGTAAAAATAATGCCTAATGAGGTCAATGGATCAATAACAGGAGGAGTAGGTTATCACGACAATATTTCTCGCAATGACATGCTCCTTGATGGGACAAGTACTGTCACAATCACTGGTGTAGAATCTGGCATGTTGAGTGGTAAGTATAACGGATATTATGTTGTAGATGTACAAAATCAAAATCAACAAAAAATTACAGATTGGGTAGTTACTGGAACAACTGTTGTTGTTACTCTCGATGGTGCTCTTCCTGCACAGGCCTCAACTACTATAATCGTGGCGCCAGGAATTACCACTACGGGTAATGGTTCAGGTTTCGATGCATATGGTATTGTTTCTTCTGGTAAAATTTCTAATATAAACATTACTAATAAAGGAACAAATTATACTACGATTACTTCAGCAGTTATAGATACCGATCACTTGCCTGCTCTTAGTTCTGGCGCAGATAATGTGAATGCATGTAAAGTAAAGCCAATCATTAGTCCCGATAAGGGCCATGGATCTGATGCTATAGAAGAACTTGGTGGATATTACATTATGATAGCTATGCGACTTGAATATGATGAACAACATACCAGACCCAATGATGCGGGTACTGATACAACTAAAGTAATGTTTCCAGTGTCGGACACATCTTCTGTGTTTAGACAAATCGCAATTGTTGCAGATCCCCTTGAAAAAACATCTCTTATTCCTGCAACAAACGTATCATATCGTGGTCCATCTTATACAACGCCAACGTCTGATGCTTGGGGTACTTCAGGAGAAACTACTTTTGATGTAGAATCTGGTTCTGGTAAGGTTTTGTATACTGAAAATAGACAGCCAGTATCTCGAGCCATAGATCAAATCGAAGATATCAAGGTTGTCTTTGAATTTTAATTCGTTTAACTACCTAATGAGAGAAGAAACATATGACTTTAAATCTTAATGTCACCCCCTATTTTGACGATTACGACATAAACAAGGGATATTTAAAAATACTATTCAAGCCTGGAAATTCTATTCAGGCAAGAGAATTGACTCAAATGCAGAGTTTGTTACAACAACAGATTACTAATTTGTCAGATCATTTCTTTAAAGAAGGGGCAATGGTAATCCCTGGCCAATCAGCGATTGATTTAAATGCTCAGTATGTGAAAGTTATGCTTCCAACTGCTCTACCATCTGCAAATGATTTTGTAGGAAAGATAGTTCAAGGTAACAAAACTGGTTTAAAGGCATTAGTTGTTAAACATGTAGATATTTTTGATGGAAATAGCGACGGAGATTTTACAGATTATGCCGCAGATGGCGACGAACCAACTACACTATATTTGAAATATCTTGATGGAGCCCCTGCTCCGAATACACAAGTTAATGTGGGAAGCGGATTGGTTTCTATTCAAAATTCGGTGCCGGGCACCACGACATTTACTGTCAATGGAGAGACCGTAACTATTGCTGAAGGGGCTACTTCTACATTTGTTGAAGGCGAAACTCTTGTAACAACTGGAACAGATGGTTCTACTTTAACTTGCGAAGTAATGTCAAATTCTGTTGTCTCTGGGCCCATTGGTCAAGGTACGATTGCCTTTATCGAGGAGGGTGTTTATTATATCAGCGGACAATTGGTAAAAGTCCAAGCACAAAGTATTGTATTGAGTAAATATACTTCGGAACCAACTGCAAAAATTGGTCTGGATATTACACAATCTGTTATCACTTCTAATGATGATAGTTCTTTACTTGATACATCTTTGGGTAGTGTAAATTATAATGCGCCTGGAGCTGATAGACTAAAAGTTGTATTGACTTTAGTAAAAAAGGATATTGATGTAGTAGATACATCCGATTTCGTTGAGTTAATAACTGTTAAAAATGGTACTGTAGCAAAAGAAGCAGCAAGAGATGATTATGAAATCTTGATGAAAACTTTGGCAAGAAGAACCTATGATGAGTCAGGAGATTATACTGTCAGGCCTTTCAAATTAGATATTAGAGAATATTATAAAGAAAATTTTAATGGTGGCGTTTTTGATATGTCGGACTTTGTATTTGATACTGATGTTGAGGCTAGATTCTGGGCAGAAACTAAAATGTCGGACGAATATGGAATGACCATCGATGGAGTCGGTCAATCGCATCAGATTACACAGCAAGATATTAATAATTATCCCGATCAGGTGTTAGATACAACGCAAACAAAATATTATCCTGGCGTTACGCATCAGAATTTAATTAATGCAGTTAGAAATAAAATTGCAATTGGTATCGAATCTGGCAAGGCATATATAAAAGGATATGAAGTAGAACCCAAGGCTTTAAACAAGCAGGGTAAATATCTTATATACAATAAAGCAAGAGAAATTTATAAAGAAAATAATGAGTTTATTCCAGTAGATTTGGGCCCATATATCTTTGTGTCTGATATGAAGGGATTGCCAAAAATAAATAGTTCGGTCAATTTGGTAAATTGTCACATAGGTAAATCTGCTTCCGAAAAATGGGTTAGCGTACCGGCAGATTCTAATTCAACATCTCTCAATATAGCGGGAATGACCGTCGATGGTGTTGCTGGAGAAATCCCACCAGTTATGTTTGATGGTGGTGCAGAAACATTGACATCAAACGTATATGGTATTGATATTGTCGGTACTGCAAAGGTTAAAGCAATTTCTTATTACGAAGATTCTAGCAGTGGGGCCAGATCATATAATCACACAACGGGAGATTTTAGACCTCCTATTACTACACAAGAAACGGCGATCTATAAATTATATCTATATGACATAAATTTTGAAACTAACCCCAGAACTAACACAGAATATAATATATTAGATGCTAGGTCTATTACATCTCAAGAGACACACGGCGCAACAAAAGTATATGACTTTGGTTCAAATATTTTAACAAAAATGTCTATGATGCAACAAGAAGGAAATTTTTCCAGAAAATCTTTGATTTACCAAAAAAATAATGATGCTATTCGCGGCATCGTTTATGATTACAACTCTTTTACTGGTTCTTTATTGGTAAAAGAATTAAATTCTGGAAATGCGGGTGGATCAAATGGTTCGGTTGGTGATGTTAATATTTTACCGAGAAATCGTTTTGCTCTTAATGAGGTAATTCTTGAGGCAATCGGAGTTAGTTCTGGTGGCAATTTCTCTAATACTGGAAATTCAACAGACGGAACTATTTCCAATACTACAACTATAGCTAGACTCTTTAGTAAATCGGTTATATCAAATTCCCTTGGCGGAAGTATAATTGAAACTGGAAATAATTGGCTCCAGACAATACGAAGTATAGATGATATCAGTGGTACTTCTACTGTTGATACACAATATTCTGTAATGAAAGAATTTGTGACTTCATCCAGTAGTTTAGGATCGGTAACTCTTACTCTAGCTGCAGCCGACGAATATTTTGAGCAAACTACAACATTATATAATGTATGGATGCCTCCAAATGGAACTAGTTTATTTGCAGGCGAAGTAGGAACTCAAAGCAACTTTTCATTCTCATCTGATCTAAAATCGGTTACTTTTATAACTACATTATCTAGTATACCGAACTTAAATGTACTGGTTCCTGTGAGAAAAACACAATCGAAAGAAAAAATAAAGACTGAAAACACACAAATATATATGCCATATACATTGACAAGTTTGACCGGCGGTACTATATCTGGACAAAATTGGGATTCGAACACAACGAACAATGATACAAATAACACTAATACATATGATATTGATATTGCTTCTCAAAGATCTTCTTCATCTGGACAACTTTTATCTACTCTCACTGGATTGGGTGTAAGTACAGATTTATCATTATCTATAAACGAATTTCAATTACATCATTCTGATATCGTTAGCCTTAAAAAAATATATGATACATGTAATGTAAATAATTATGCGTATAGAGTTGCTATAGATTCATCTGATAAGAAAAACATTCACCAGATGTCAGAGTCAGATTTTGAATTTGTATTGAAAGCGTATAATTTTTATGAACAAACTGGTTCAAGTCCTTTCAATGTAACTTTGTCAGCTGTAGGTGGGTTGACTTATGATGACGTAAAAAATTCCCTTACAATTTCTGGTATAGAAAATCCATTTTCGGATGAAATATTAAATCTATTTGTTTCTGGTGTAACTGCAATTCCAAATCCATCTGATGTACCTGTTAAAATTAATGATATTACAGATCGATATATTTTAGATGATGGATCAAAATCTAATGTTTTAGGCCTTGGTAAAGTAAAAATTAAAGGCGCAGGAGAATCTTGTAAAGGTAGACCTATTATAGTATATTCGTATTGGTCACATGGCGTAGGAGACTATGCTTCAGTAGATTCTTATCCAGATTATGAACTTATTGACAGTTTTGATAATATCAGATTGTCTGATGTTTTTGATTTCAGACCTGCATTAGAATGGTCTCAACTCGATGGGACGGGTGGATTAGTTGGTGGTGGATGGCCAAATGTACTAGGTGTTGTAAATAGTCCATCTGGAGATTACCCCAGAACGGGTAGTGCTATCAGCGCCGATTTACGGGGATATTTGGGTCGTAAAGATAAACTTTATGCAACAGAAAAAGGTAAATTTTTAATAAAATATGGCAGTTCTTCTGTATCTCCTCAAATGCCGGATGATCCTGTAAATGGAATGGTTTTATATGAATTAACGACATTACCATATACTGAGGGCCCAGAATCTATATCAATTTCGATGATGGATAATAGAAGATATACCATGAAGGATATTGGAAAATTGGAAAAGAGAATTTCCAATTTGGAATATTATACATCTCTTAATCTTTTAGAAAAAGATACAATGGATATGAAAGTTACAGATGCCGATGGAAATGATAGATTTAAAAATGGGTTCATTGTAGATCAGTTTCAAAATCATAGTGTTGGTGCAACAGCAGACCCAGATTATAGAGTTGCCATTGACAGTAGTAGGGGAGAATTGCGGCCCTTCCACACATCAAAAAATATCAATCTTGCTATCAACACTGTAGAATCTAGTGGATATGCTCTTAAAGAACAGAAAATTTACTTGCCATATACCAGTGAACAGATTATGGCACAAGAAAAATCATCTAAAACTATTAACGTAAATCCATTTGCTATTTTCTCATTTAGAGGAAGTTTGCAACTTTTCCCTTCGACTGATGATTGGAAAGAAACTAATCAGGCTCCCGATATCGTGACAGATAAAAGAGATGAATATGAGGTATTTGAACATTTACTTCCTGCCGATGGAGTCATGGGTACAGAATGGGGGGAGTGGGAAAATAACTGGACCGGTGTAGAAACTGGCCGAACTACTGTTACAAAAAATTCATGGGCCCAAAATAAAGCTTTTAAAATTTCGCGGGGATTGACCAACTTCGGTGTGCCTAGAACTTCGACAAGAACAACACAACAAAAAAGAGTGGGTACAAAAACTCGCACAGGACAACAGACAACCGTGGCGCCTTTAGATAAAAGAGAAAGTTACGGGACCAAAACTCTGAAAACTGAAGTGATTCCTTATATTCGTTCAAGAAATGTTTATTTCTCTGCTGAAAAAATGAAACCAAATACAAAATTGTATGCGTATTTTGATGGAGTAGCAGTTTCAGAGTTTTGTGAAAGTACTAGAAAATTCACATTTACGGATACCAATGAGGTTATTGCCGAGTGGTTTAAAAATAATAGAGATGTGATAGTAGACAATAGAGGAAATGTTGGTTTGGTAGGAGACACCAGCGAACATAAAGTTAATGTATACGATGTTGATTGGATCGATTCAACCACTATTACATTGCATGTAGGACCAGATAATGTATTTGCACAATTTGGTAGTCGCGAGGGTTCGTATACTACTGGCGAACAAATGACTGTTAGGTGGCCGGATCCAGATAGTCCAACTGGTCTTTCTGAAAAACGTGTAGGAACATTGCCTGCTGGGGATAATGTAGTAGCGGCAAATTCAGATCTAAAAACGGATGAATCTGGATTTATTTCTGGAATATTCTCATTACCCAATAGTGCAAATATAAGATTTAAAACTGGCGAAAGAATTTTTAGAATGTCAGATCAATTAAACAATGCATCTGATGCAGGCACAGAAGGACAAACAACATATGCTGCAACTGGTATTATAGAAACTGTTGCTGATCAAATCGTCTTGACAAGAGTTCCGGAATTTACAGTCACCGATGTTAGTGACGAAGAACCTATTAGTCAACGGCTTCCGCCAATAAATCAAGTTTTTCAGAGTGGTGGCTGGTATGATCCACTTGCACAGACAATTATGGTTGATATGGATGGTGGTATGTTTATTAGTGCCGTAGACCTATTCTTTTCCACTAAAGACGATTTTAAACCTGTTACATGTCAAATTAGACACACTGTAAACGGATATCCTGGCCCTAAGATTTTGGGCGAAAAAGTCTTATATCCAAAAGATGTAAATATTTCTGAATTAGGTACAACACCGACTCAGTTTGTATTCCCTTCTCCAATTTATGTACAAGATCAAACAGAATATTGTATTGTTATCCTAGCAGACACTCAGGGTTATAGATGTCATATTTCTAGGATGGGACAAGAAGCCGTTGATGGTAGTGGAACAATCTCTGCTCAACCCCATGCGGGCGTGTTCTTTAAATCTCAAAATGCGTCTACTTGGACAGCTGATCAAATGGAAGATTTGAAATTTAGAGTACACAGAGCTGTATTTGATACATCAGCCCGTGGCGAAGTAATACTAGAAAATACAGAATATGATGATAATAATAACGATCTATGGTCAAGAGAATTTAGTCCACAGAGTATGAAAATAACTGAAAATTCATCAAAAATTACATTTAATGTTAATGACACTTCTGGATTTGTTCCAACAGACCGGTGGTCTGGACAAGGATATAATTATGTTACTTTATCAGATTTTCATGGAACATATGATGTATTTCCATCAGAGTCTTTGAACGGCGACCACTTAGTTACTGAAACAACTTATAATACATTCACTATTGATATGAGAAATAGTTTTTATAAACAGGGATCGTCTTCTCAAAGTATTGCATATTCTGCAGCTGAATTGCCAACAGTAACTAATACATACACTCCAAAAAGTAATACCGGATTTTTACCTAGATTTAAAAGTAATTTTAAATATGATTTGATTAAACCGACTATTCAAACAATAGAATTGCCAAATACTGATATTACTGCACAATTTAGAGGATTGTCTGGAACATCACAAGATTCCAACAAAGTGCCAGGAATTAAGGATGCAAATTATCAGTATTTTGTACCCAATCAAAATATAGAATTTTCTTCTCCGATGATGATGGCAACAAATAAAAATGAAAACCTTTTTAACAGATCCGGTACTGCATTAGACAAAAAATCTCTGGCAATAAAATTAAATCTGATAAGCGAATTTGATAATATTTCTCCTGTTGTTGATACACAAAGAATGAGTGCAATTCTTATATCAAATAAAACGAACAGCCCTTCAAACGCAACTGTTGGACAGAGAGGATATGTCAATACTGGATTTATTGCAGAAACGGAACCAACTAACGGTTCCATTGCAACTAAATATATAACAAAGGAAGTCACACTAGAACAGTCGTCCACATCTCTGAAGACCGTTGCGTCTGTAAATAAACAGTCGCCATGTGATATTGATTTTTACTATAGAATCAAAACTTCAGAAGAACAAGTTTTTGTTGACCGGCCTTGGGTATTAATGGAAAGACCAGATGTCTATGACGTCAATTCTATAAACGGAGATGATTTCAAAGAGTTTGAATTTGATGTGCAAAATTTACCAGAATTTACTTCTGTTTCGGTAAAAATTGTTATGTCAACTGAAAATTCATCTATTGTACCAAAAGTAAAAGACCTAAGAATAATTGCATTGGCGAGTTAAAGATGAAAAAAGAAAAAATAAAAGTACAAGATCACGAAAATTATGTGAGAGATAGTTCTACAAATGCAATTATCAATACAGATATTAAATCTTATAAACAGTATATGACAAAAATTAATGCACAAAGACAAACAAAAGAAGATATCCGAGATTTGCAAAATGAGATGTCAGAAATAAAAGAACTTTTAATAAAGATATTGGAGAAAAAATAAAATGGCCGTAGAATATCCAACACTGGTATCTGTTTTAAATACAGATACATTCGAAGAATGGCGCAAAAAAACCAATTCTATGATCCTTCACACAGAGGCCGGAAGACAAAACATTGGTGATCTAGGACTTCTAAACACCGATAGTAAAGTTTCTATTGTGAACGCAATCAATGAAGTCGATGCCCATGCAGATCAAAACACGCAAATTATTGGTAATTTGTCACTTCTCAAATCAGACATAAGTGCTGTAGATTTAGTTTCAGCTATCAACAATAATTATGATTATCAAAAGAAAAATACTGACTCACAAATAGACAAAGAAGTTATTGATAGAAAAGCCGCAGATTCTGCAATTCAATCTGAATTGGATTTAACCCAAACATCTTTAGGCATACTTTCTAATGGAACATTTAATACTATGGTTGGTAGTAATTATCTTAGTACTGCTAACAATTTGCAGGGCGCGGTGTCCTTATTGGATGCGGCCACCAAGACTAAGGCAGATTTATTAGACACTCTGATAGCCACTGTAGGCAGTGACTCTACGGCTAAATTTGATTGGTCTGATAGTACGGTAAACTATTTGACAACAGAATTGGATGGCAGTGCAAATATCAAAAAGAATATGGTGATTCTCGATCAGAGAATTAAAACTAATACAGACGCCCAACTTGCAAACACAACTGCTGTAGAATTGAATTTAATCAAAATACAAAATATTATTACATCTTTGGGTGTTGATAGTGTACAGGGTACTATGGTTCCCGATGCAGAGAATGATTATGCAACTTCTGCAAATATTGTGACCAATGTTAGGTTATTGGATAATGAAATTAGAACATTGGATGACAGACTAGATGGCGAAATTGAAATAAAACTCGACGCATTACGTGCTGATATAGAGAAGAGAACTAAAATAGAAGATGTTGGAACTGTCTCAGATTTAAGTGATGGTTTAAATGGAACTACTATCATAGATGCAATAAATATTGTTTATGGTCTCTTGAAACCCATTGCAGATGATTATAATAATAATGGCGGTTTTGTGAGACGAAATAAGGTCGATGGTGATAGTATGAATAATGGACTAGACATAAACGATGGTGATTTAAAAGTGCAAGGGGCTGCAGGGACTTCAAGGCGGATTACTTGCACCGGAGATATTGTAGCATATATTGGTTCTGTTGCATAAATAAACAAAAAGAGTACAAAACATGGCGATACCAAAATCAGGAAAAATATCATTATCTGAAATTGTTGTAAATTTTAGTCCAGAAAAAAACACTGCATCTCATGCAATAAGTGAATATTATAGGGCTCATCCAAATGGAAATGTAAAAGATTTTGTCAGTAATAGAAATATCCCATTATATAGATCTGTTGGTATTCCTAGAGAAATAAAATGGTCAGATTTTCATGGATCTGGATTACAATCTGAATATTACTGGCCAATTCCAGAACTTTGTACAGACTCGTTTCATCTTTTTGGAAAGGGTGTTGAGAATTGGGATGGAGTAAAAGATTCGACTAATGAATATGTAGGACGCGATGATACTGAAGCTTCAATGACAATACCAGTTTTTAATGAACAAGCAACAATATCTATCCCTCCATTGAAATTTGATATTGGAAGCGAGCTGGGCGAAGATTTAAGATATGAAAGAATTTTAGAAAATACTTCTACTGTCGCAAAAAATTTGGGATTGCCTACAACTAGTTTTACTTCTGGTCACTGGCAAATGATAGTACCTAAAAAATTCAAAAGACTCAAGATTATGATAGTTTCTGGTGGTGGTTCTGGTAGTGTCCAGAAAACTATTGTGTCTGGTGATCAATTAAAAAATAAAAAAACAAAAGGTATTGTAGAAAATGGTTATGATGGTGGAAATTCCTCCGTTTGGTTGGAAACTGCATCTATAAATCTGACCGGTGGCGCTGGTGGAGGGGATGTCTCTAAAGATGGTGGAGTTATCAAGTCTGGTAATGAATACGATCAGACATTATCAACAGCAGAAAATCCTATTGTAACTGGTGGTTTTGCAACTTCATATGAAAACAAATCAGCTGAAACGCCGACAGAATATATAATATCTGATACAATGGTTCCTGATAATGGTAGTATTTCTTTTGGAAGAAATAATTTTCCTATTAACATTTTGCATAACATTGGCCGTCCTAAAGAACTTCGTGGGCATGCTACGAATCGCGAAAGTGGCCTTGGTGAAGATTCTCTGTTCGGCACAGGCGGCACGCCAGGAATTGAATATACATATGCTGGAGAACGACAAATAGATATAACACAGGTGCCGGATAGCTCATTTGGTGTTGGTGGCGCCGCAGGGCAACATGGGGGTCGTGGATCTGATGAAACTGGTTATACAGGAACCCAAGCAGGACAGAGTGGGGTGACAGGATATTTTGGGGATTTTGAAGTAAATGGGGGCGATATTGTAAATATCAATGTTGGCGCTGGTGGAAAAAGTTCTATTAATTATTATCAAGATTTTGATCCCGAAACTGCTTCTGATGATTATGACGGTATGTCCAATACTCGAATTTCTGAATCTGGTTATGGTGGAAATGGAGTTGTGCAAATAATTGGGTCTTATGGACATTCTCATTCCAAATTGAGTCATCCTGGCTGGATACTGGAAGATGAATTCGGTAATATTTTATCATCTTCTTATGCACGAAGTTATTCCGTTCGCGGAGAGACAACATTTCAAGGAGCAATGACTTCTGCCAGAACTATTGACGTAATGGGATCGAATGATGTAAACAATCCAAAAATGTACCGATTAAGATTTAGTGCAAGAATTGGAAAAAATGGCGATGTACCTATGAAAACAACCTTCTGTCACATAGGAAAAAAATCAGTAAAAGTAAAAGCATTGGCGCAAAAAATATTTTTGAATAGTCCTATTTTAGAAAAATTATATGAAAATCCAGATACATCTTTGGATGTAGAACAGGTGACCGGCGTTTATATGCCCAGAGAGGAGACCGACTACGAAGAAGTAGATAATTGGTTTATTCCAACATGTCCTGTTAAGTTTGAATTGACACATAGAGGATCGTATAATAACACAGCGACATTTACAAAAGTGCCATCTACTGCTGTTCCAACTGATCGCGGCGGCGGGCCAAATACTTTTACTTTGAGCAGAAGTAAAAGTGTAATAGAATTCACAATGGCATCAAGAGAAAGATATGTATTAAAACCACAAAATTTGGATGGTACAGGTCGGTCCGCTTCAGCATCTAACAGACTTGCATCTTTTGTAAGAAGTAGAAATCAAATGCAACTCGATGAAAGTGGTGGAATGAACTCTTTTGCAAGTGCTGATATGGCAATTACATATACTGGTATGGGTGGGTTTTACTTGAGCTCAAATACTTTTTCCCCAGTTCGAATTGATAAAACCAACTCGGCATCTTCTGGTGTACAAACTCATCATCTTGCCCATCGAATTAATCATCTGAATGGTAATGGTATGGCATTGGGTGGATATAATAGTAATTGGACAATTGGTGGTGGAACGATTGGTGCGCCCAAAGCTTTAAATTCTAGTAATTTTCCAGATTTATTTGGATATAAGACAGTAGCTTGGGAAACTTCTGAAGATGGTATAGATAGTAAACAAGTCTATTGGATTAAAGATGGATGGGAATCTCTTGCTAGAAGTATTTTTTCCGACTCCGGCGGAGCTACAAATACTACTCATTTTAGTTGTGGTTATAGAGGTAATGCACAGAATGGTACTGGAACAACTGTAGCACATACGTGGGTGAAACCAAAAGATAAGTGGTGGGATATTAACCTCAAGCCATCACACTGTTGTACTGCGGCTGAGAATCGTGGTATAATGACTTTCACAGAAGTTAAAAAACTTCGGGCCTGGCACAGAAAACAACCTATGATCTGGCAAGAAGGATATGATATCTGGGGCAAAGTAATCGCTGATACTCTTATTTCAAAATCTGATTGGTCGTCTAGAAGAGTTGTAGATTATTATAAACATAAAATATATGGAAAAAGATCATTTGGTTCCACTCTCGCAGATATAGTTATATATCCTATATCTATGATTGTTGGTACATATGTGTGTGTATCTAAGGAATTATCAAAACTATTTAGACGGACAAAACCGTTATAAATAGGTATGAACTAAAATATTAGGAATTGATGCAAATGGCTCAACGGCAAATAACAAATCTCGCTACATTCTCAAATTATGGAATGAGTAGACTCAGAACTGGATTTACTAAAATTGATGGAACCGCTTCTATCGACTCTAATGAAGTCGTGTCGGGTGGAATGATGATGGCCTTAGCGTTAGATATGAAAAATACTTGGGGTATGTTTAACGGAGCTCCAGATGTCGGAAATGAATTAATAGATTCATCTAATGTACCCATAACAAAACAATTCTTTGAAGAAATATCACTCAACAGAACAGGCGATTTTTCGGGAACATATTCTGGGTCTGCTAACTATAGTCAGTCAACACCTTCTGCGCCCTCTCAACATGTTATGTTATTTCAATCCACAAATGATATTTTACCCAATAACGGTACAGTTTCTAGGGGATTGGATCAAAATTATAGGATACGTTTTGAGTTAGATTTGAGACCGAGACTTTATTTTAATCATGGGACCGGATTGGGTGACAGAGAATTTGCTCAAGAATTATATCAATTAAATATGAGAATGGATTCTTTAGGACTTTATCATTATTCTGCTGGCAACCAAATAAACGAACAAGCGTTCAAACCAAATTCTTACTATCCCGACACAGTATACAGGCCTGATAATTTTATTCTCCCAGCATCTGGTTTTAGTGGGAGTTCTGGTTGGGAGGATCAAATTGGTATTCCAAATCCTATGTATGGATGGTTTAAGGTTAATGTGGGTTGTTCAAATCAATTATTGGCATCTGGTGATATTTCTAGTCCACAAACAGAAACCAATGGATTAATAACACTGGAAAATGGTTCTACAGTAGATACATCTATTTTGAGGATGCCAGGAGAGTGTGTAGATTTGACATTTGAAGATGTCACTGTTCTTTCAGACCCTTCCAACACAGGTCCATATTATATACAAGGGACTATAACAGAAGACAATTCACAACCAAAGTATTATTTTCCTGTGTTTTTAGATCAATACGCATCAAATCAATATGATGGAGCGATTGCTAACACTGCTTCTACCACCCCGATTTCTGATGTCACTAATACGAGTCCTGTGATTGTGACCACCTCTGCGGCACATGGATATACTGACGGCCAACCAGTACATTTTAGTTCTATCTCTCCGACGATAAACCCATTAAACGGAAACACATATTATGTAAAACTTATTGTTGGCAGTTTAACTCAATTTAGAGTATATATGAACTCAAATTGTACAATTCCATTAGATGGCACTCTTTGGAGTACTGCTCAACAATACATTGAAGGCGGGACAGTATCTTCTGGTGTTGGAACATCTGTTGCAAAAACTGTTACAGAATTTCCATTGTTGACGTTGTATGTACCTACTACTTCACATGGGTCTGCTACATGGGGTTCTGATACGGCTCCAAGTTCTGTAACGGGATTTAAAAAATATATAAACAACCGATCTCTTCGATTTAGAAATAAGAAAAAGGGTTCTGGTTGGTTTAAAAGATTTCCTAAAACAGAACCAGTTTTACAAGGGTCATATCCATTTTCATATAGACTTACTATGACAGAAAGAGGAATATTTTTATATATTCACGATGATGCTGCATCCGATCAGGCAGATGATTATGCATGGCTTGCAGTTCAAAGAACTGTAAATAATGAGACCGGTGTAACAAGAACAGATGAAGGTTCAAAGTTTCCATTACATACGATGTATTCATGTTCAAGAGATTCTATATATTCTAGGGATGCTGGTGTTTATTTTTCTCAGGAAGCGGCCAATTTGCAAAATGCAGAAAATACGGTAGATACAGTTTATGACGAATCAGGCAACACATATAATCTATCAAACTTAGATAATAGCAAAACATTTTATATTCTCAGTCCATATGATAGAGAAGATTATCTTGCAGATGAATATACTGCAAAAAATATTTGGAGATTTGTTGCAAGAGAATTTGATATTTTAAAACCCACAGATGTTCATAAATTTGCCACACGACATCAAGTTGACAGCAACGCAGTCATTAATCCACTTGAACAATTATCTATCACGGACGAAAACAGATTTGTTATAACATTTCCGACCGGATTAACGACTCAAAGATTTATGTACCCAAAAGAAGAAATGGATTTGATTTGTTTTTCATCTGCTGAAGTAGTTGCGGAGTCAAGTAATATTCCAATGACAACTTATAAGTATGATGGTACAAGCATAGATAAACGCAGATATCAGGGTATGCGTTCCACGGCAGCTTTTGGTAACGGTATGCGAATTATGGCTTTAGTAAACGGACAGAATATTCATAATAGTGATGTAGTATTGGATATCAACGATCCAATTGGAATAGAAGTATAATTAAAAAGAGAAACAACAAAATATTTTTTATAAATAATAAGAAAATTAGATAGGAGACCTTAATGTCTATTGCAAGCGGATTTAGTATTCAGAGAAATGACGTTATACAAGTGCCACATAGGCAACAATACGAAAGTCACGATGCAATTTCGGGAGATAGAATCTATCTTTTGAGATCATTGCCAGATTATGAAGACAAGAATTGGGATTGGGATATTCGAATGGGTGAAGTTAGAACTCATCTAGAACGAGGGGCAGCTGCTTTAGCGGTGAATGGGAATAATACCACCTCGACTGGCGTTGGCCCAAGCGGAGTTTACCCAACAGAAAAAGTGGCATGGAACGCAAATGCATATACAGAAGGGTCTCTTGCAGCAGGACTAGGAACTGTTATGTATGATTCTCAATATGGAGAATTTGGAGCTATTGTATTCCATGAATCATCTCAACCAATGCCGGGCGAAATAGTTGAGATTTCATATACAGAACATACAAGTAAATTTACTGGTTCTGGTGGTTTATTATATCAACTTGCACACGATATGTGTATTCACCCTTTCGATTCACCAGAAATATTTCAAGCCCACTTTGGAAATTACACAGAATTCGTGGACGATAATGCCGCCGAACCCGGCAACGAGCGAGGGACTGCTGGTAAAGAATATGTATCTAACATTCCTTCTGCTGGTCTCGCAGGATCAAATAATTTCGCTGCATTGGGACCAGCTGGTGCTGTCTTGACAGGTATAGCTGCAGAGGATCTAAAAGTTTTTAAAAACAACCTCTCTATAAAATACAAAGATTTATTGGATGATGACATTAAAGAGGCGACACAAAGAACTGTTCAGAATTTGTGGAAGGTCGTAAGAGAACACAAAGAAACTGCAACTATTAATATGAGCGGCGGCACAGGCGGCGCGCCAACCAATGCGGATCTTTTCGGTACGGACACGCTGCCCACAATAGCTGGAGAATATAGCTTGGCCAAATTACAAGCTGCTTCAACCGCGGCAGAGATTACAGCGCAAACTATTCCACTTATGACAGACTTCCCATTAATTGAGAGCGATCTTGGTAGTGGCGAATTTAGAGTTTCTATTGACGGAAAACTGATTAATAGAGATGATTGGATAGTTACCAGCGATGTTGAAGCAAGAAGATCGACTTTTAAATTAAAAAGAACTAGTGGTATGCCTTGGATTAGAAATCTTGGAGCGGTCGAAGTCTCTATTGCATATGTCTGGGGCAAATCTATCGATGTTCCTTATGGAGCATTAGTTGGTAGACAAGGACTAGGTCCAGATCAAGTCACATCGACTTTGCCAGTTAATGAGGTATCTTTCCCACATGATGATCAGGCCTACGATAGTGGTATCGGCGATTCAGCCACACAAAAGTATTGGATATTTAGTAGGGCGTTTAGGTCGCCCACCAAATTGGCACCACTTGATCCAAAAAATGCATTTTTTGGATGGCATACCGCTAGCGGATCTACTGATGCAACTATAGTAACAGCTCAAGAAGCAACAACTGGTCCATTATCATTGTCTGCGATCGCAGTCGCCGAGTCCTTTTCGGGAAGACACAAGAATACTGCTAAAATTAATGATTCTGATGTTATGTATCTGGAAATGAAATCTTCTGATGAATATTCAAGACCATTTCAATTGATATATCCGCAACCGCTTACTTCGGGGTTGGCGACTTCCGATAGTGATATAAAATCCAAATTAAGAGAAATTACAGATAGATTTGTAGTCGAATCAGAAAGAGGTGTCGATCTCCTGTCTGATAGTAATTTGAGTTTTGTTAATAGTAACAGCCCTGTAAGTAATAGAAAACCACAGAAATGGCGTATAAGATTTGTTTGGGATGAGACATCACTATCTCTAAAAGTCAATGTTGGTACAGATTTGCAAATTTTAGATGATTGTACTGTATCAATAATGCAAAATCGAGATGGAATAAAGTCTCCGATATTCAGAGAGCCGGGCGAACTGTGCGATGTATATCAAACTCCTGCTATTGGCCGTGGTACTAGTGTGTCAATTTCACGAGCGAAGTCTCAATTTTTTAGAAAATCACAAATCGAAAAAGAAATGGCTCGCAGTTATCCCATGTCTTTTAAAATGACTTGTACTGATCACGGCATGGGATTGTTCTTGTTTGATCAAGCCTCTGTTGACCAAGACGACGATTATGCATGGTTTGTAATTCAAAGACATGTAAATCAATCAACTGGACAACCGGAATTTGCAGATAAATCACCAGTACATTGTGTATATTCGCCATCAAAAAGACCGACAGATGTGAGTACACTGACTCCATATTATTCATCTTCTGACATAAACGATATGAGCAAACCACCAACCATTTATAGTTCTCTTGCTGGTGTATATAAAACTGAAGCACCGACAGTATATATCAGTAAAGATGCTGCGTTTTTTAATGGTAGGGTAAATGCAATTGATTTTAATGGATATGGATATGCATCTGGTACTGCTCAAGGATCGGTTGCTGCAACCACTTTAGAAATTTCTGATGTAAAGGTAGATTTATTTAGAGGATTGTCGGGAAATATGTCTGCAATCAATACTGATTTGTGGTATGAAAAAACATATTCTTTCTTTGTTAAAATTGATGACGCCACAAATCCACCAAAAATTCAAAAAGGACATTTTTTGGCATGTAGAAACAAGGCTGGCTCCGTTACCGACACAAATCCTATTATATGGGGGGGTAGAATAAAAGAATGGTTCCCATCCACTGGAAAAATTACAATTTCATCGGTAAATAATATTACTGGCCATGAAATTCGAGGTGAAAATCTCTCCGATGTTAGCACTAACGCAGCAGATACTCTATTGAAATTAATTGACGCTGATGATGGGACATCTGCTGGTATGATCATGCTTGAAATTGGTATGTCAAATTCTGGTGATGTTACAGATGGCACTTTCCAACCATTTTCTTCAGATACCGAGGCGCTCACAAGAACTGCTGAATACAAGGCAACAACTTTAAAGTTAAAAACTATGCCATATGTGAATATCTCTGGACCATCCAGCGAGATTACAGATTTGGCTATTACAGGATTTAATTCTTTGCCTAGAAGAAGAGACACATCTATAGCATTGAATGCGTCACCAGCGCCAGGTGCTGTTGAACAAGTTGAAAAACAAGTTACAGGTGGTGTTGTTACTGCTGAGGCATTGATTCGTGGTATCACGACTACTGGTGATAATCTCTTAGATGCGACACCGGCCGCCGCTAATTGGGCGATCGGAAATGACACATCTTCACAACTCTCCCAAAATATAATTTGGCCAACCCAAATTATTGAAAGAATGTCAACATTTAAAAATGCTTCTCAAGATGGTACTGGTGTACCTAGTTCTGTAGAAAATATCAATTTGACTAATTATGCAGAAGGTGATTCTGCTTTGATGGACATTTTATATACAGCACAACCAGAAAATGTCGATAAAGTATTTGAATCTATGGTTGTAACCTTAGATGAAGTTGAAGTTATAAGAGATTCAAAAGCATATATCCTAACTTACGATGAATGGGTAAGAAGAGGAGATCCGACTACTGTTCCTAGATTTATGGAATCTTTAGAGGCTGCTGGTGTGACCAATCTTGGACCAAATTTTAAACTTCCTAATATAGATGCGAGTACTGTGCCAAATTTCAATGCGTTACAGCCAGGAATGGATCCAAACGCTACAAGTAACAATATTATTTCGTATACTACACAGAATTTTACTACTGGAAAAAGATTCTTTTCAGAATGGAATACTACAACAACAGGTATATATTCACATGTGGATGCCGCCGGAGACATCATCGCGCCGGATACTACTGGCTCAGGGTTTGCGAGTGGTAGCACAACTACACCCACGGACGATGCTGAAACCGATTGGGTGCAGGGTGTGGATTATCCACACTGGGTTATTGATTCTAGTAAATTGGTTGCTTCTGCCAACGATTCAAAATTGAGTTCTAAATTGCCGGGCGATGTAATATGGACAAATACAACTGGTAGAAACGAATATATGTATGATTTTTGGAATAAATCTCTTTATTTTAAGAATTCTCCAAGATCAGGATCGTCATTCTCAATTTCTATGATCAACTACCAAACATCAAATCCTTCTCAGGGAACTTATATTATTTCTACACCCGAAGATAGAAATTTCCCCGAAACAAATATGAACGATGTTAAGTCCATCAATAGATTTGTCGTAAGAGAAAAAGATGTATTGAAGCCTTGGGATTACCATGTTTCTGCAACCATGCACGAAGTAGATTCGCATGCTATTATAAATCCGCAAGAACAACTTTCGATTACTCAAGGAAGAAATTTCGTATTTTCTTTCCCAACACAATTGACAAGTCAGAGATTTTACTATCCAGAAAGTGAACTGGATCTGATTTGTGTTTCTTCTGCTGATTTCTCAACTCAAGCAGGATATGTAGAAATTGATAAGTATAATGACTCTGATGGCAAGATCACGGCCGGCACTTATACAGAACCAGTTCAAATAGCTATCAGCGCGGCATCGGACGCCAACAACGAAATCAATGAAGATAAAAATCAGATAACCGCTACAAACGCTGGCGCTTATGGTGGGCATGAGGCGCCGGATGGATCTTACCAGATTTGGAGAAAAAATAAAAGAAGGTATGAGGGTATGCCTTCAACATTGCCAAATGGAAATGGTATGAGAATATTCTTACAAGTTACCGGATCTAGTATTTCATATAGTGATGTAGAAAATGGCGCCGCACCTGTAGCCTAAGGTTTATTAGTCGGAAAAATACTATGTATAAATATAAGTAAAACATTTAAGGAGATCAATAAATGCCAACATCAACCTCACTGAAAACTCCATTTCTGTCGGGGGGATATTCCATTCAAAGGAATGAGATGATATCAATCCCCCAAACAAGACAACGGCAGAGATTTCAGTTCATGAACGAATTTAATCAAACTTTCGCTAAGTTTGATCGAGCGGCACAAGGACTTGGCAGAGGAGCACAAGAACAACTTGATAGAGTTCCGGCATACGAAATAAGATCAGAAAAAAGAGAAGTTCAAAATGGTGTCATTAGTTCTGTCAAAAAACCTCTAACTTATAAATTTGCAACTGGTTCTAACAAAGCTACTTTAGGAACTATTGTTTTAACTGATTCTACATCTCCATTGGGCGAAGGAGTAATTCAACAGTTTGCTATTTCCAATGGTGGTCAAGGATATACGCCTGGAGCTGATTATGGAGTATGTGTCAGAGGTGGACAAACAAACACCAAAGTCCCTCGACCAGCTAACATTACTTGTAAGGCTGATGGTAACGGTTCTATAACATCATTTACAATACATGATGGTGGACAGAATTACACTCTCGCTGGGGATACTGGTAATGGTTATCCAGCATTGACAATGGAAATTGATGAAACTCCATTGTTAGGACAGTTCGTTGTAACAAGACTTAATGGAGAAACCGAAGATACGGGTGTGGGAGCAATAACAAGTATAGATATTACATCTTCAACATTGACAGGACATAGGCCGGGCGTCTGGTTTGTTTCTCATAATGGAATCGGAAGCGACAAAGTAATTACTACCGATAGCACTGATGGTGTTGTAGATAATTTAATGATACAAGTTTTTGTAAATCAATTAGGAAAAATTAGCAAAGTTACTTTCTGTTCTTATGGCGAAAAATTTTTGGTTGGTGATACACTCACAATCCCACAATCCCAGCTGGGCGGAATTCAAGACGATTCTGTGGGCGTAAATGATTTAGTATTAACTGTCTCATCAGTCTCAGATCAAACTCAAGTTGATTTAGATCATGGTACTGCAATTTGGAGAAGTGAATCTTTTGAAGCAGGTGTTGATGTTGTTATGGAATATACAATTGACACCAATATCGACACAAAGACTGAAGATGGATTTTTAAGAACACTTGCTAAGGACCTCTGTTTACATCCATATGCAAATTACTATAGTTCTGCATGGAGTACTGTCGCTCAAAGAAAAGCTACTCTGCAGCTGACGGGCGCTCCGCGCACTATGGTCACGTCCGGCACCGCTGAAGTGACAGCAACACTGCGCGATAGAGAAACCAATGTAGCATTAACAGAATTGACTGGCGGCTTTAAATCTGAGGATATAAAGAAGAGAATTATAGAACCCTACGGAAGTGGTACTATGTATATTACTGCCGTGGCTGATGGTGTAGCGACTTGTACTATGGTAAAATCTGGAACTTATAATGAAGAGGATGTAAATACTTGGGATGATCCAAATCAGGAGTTCTATCTTATGGATCATTGGAGACTTTGTATAGACCAACATGCTGATCCAAACGGCACATATCCCGATACCAATCTTGGCGGATTCGAAGCGCAACCCTATAATTTAATTTATCCTAGAATAGATGAATTTGCATCAAATCATATTCTCATTAGAGATAATGGACAACAAAATCATAGAGATGTTATGAGTTGTATTCGTCGGATAGGTGATTTGTTTGTTGTAGAATCGGAAAAGGCGACAGATCTTCTTTCATCTTTAGCCGATGTGAGCTCAGCTTCAGTTTCTATACCAAGAACGATAAACTTAACACAACCTGTCAGAGACCAGAGAAAACCTCAAAAATGGCGTATGAGATTTTATTATGATTCAAGAGATGAATATTTATATGTTAATGTTGGAACTTCCTTACAAATTATGGATAATGGTGATCTGACAAGTGGACAAGGTCGGGATGGTATAAAAAATGCCGTGTTTAGACAGCCAGGAGAACTGAGTGAAATTTATTATAATTTCAGTAATGATGATAATAAAGCAAAATCCGGTTTCTTTAGGAGACAGGGGAAAACTGATGACGGAATAGATTCGAATTATCCAATGGCATATAGACTTACTTGTACTGACCACGGTATAGGATTTTTCATGTTCGATCAAGCCTCAGTCGACCAAGACGACGATTATGCATGGTTTGTAATTCAAAGACATGTAAATAATGTCTCTGGAAAAATTGAAGGCGAAGATGGAAAATCCCCAGTTCATTGTTTATATTCACCATCAAAAAGACCTGAAGAAACTAGTGATTTTAATATGGGATTCTTTGCTGAAGTGGTTAATAAGTTAGACCCTGAGACCGGTACGACTACCGTAACATCAAAAACTCTTGGTGATTTAGAAATTTTTGATATAAATGGTAGAAAACTTACGCCCGGACTTCCACTAAATCAAAGTATTTTGACTTCTGGTTTTCCAGTTATGTCTAGAACAACACCATATGGACAAGGAACAAGCTATGTAACTCCTCCATCAACAGGGGGATTGCGCCTTACAGATGCTTCTAATATGGGCACAGATTTAACCTCTGGATATTCAAACGTCAATGATTTTATCGAATTTCCACCTGTCACCTCAGCCAATTATACCGGATTAGAAAAATCTAACTTAGATGATTCAGCAGTGATTGATGAAGTAGTTGTAGATGGCACCGTAACCGAACCAGCTATATTTGCTTTTCCGATGGGATATGGTAGAAATTTTGGCAGTAATTTCGTAACTGTTGGCGATTATTATGTTGATATGAAAAATGAAACCAGATATACTGACGCATCATCGGGCAATTCAATACCAAGTGCCTTTTTCAGAGCTGCTGGCGGAGTGACAGAGGGAGACACGACAGGCCGCGACGACATGGGATTGGCGAATTATGTTAATGCCAGAAATCAAATGCAAGGCCCATCGAGATTGGGACTCAAATTACATAGAGTTCGTCATAGAACTGCATCCGGATTTGATACAATATTGGATGTAGGTGACATTCAATTTATAAACAGATCGGAACAACCACCAAGGGTTGACAAAGATAATAAACCACTAGAATTGCCTGTTTCATCTGCCGTTGCGATATTTACACCAAAATCTTCTGCTGCTCTGAATCTTTTAAAGACTCGTAGTATCAAAATTATGTATTATGATTATGTTACTTTTACTTATGATGGAACAACTTCCACTATAATCACACCAACAATCACAAGCGCGGCGGCGGCAGGCGTCAGCGATGGCAGTGAAACCGAACCAACGGCACAGAACAGAGCTAATTACGATACAGCGACATATGACTTTTCGTCTACCATCGCCGCAATCACCGAGCTCGGTTCGGAAAATACCGGCACGCCAGAAAACGGAACTGAAACAAATGGTCCAATTTCTATATTGAAAACAGAAATAGTACCTGTGCCAGGCCTGGCAAACAATATTGGCGGAAGCACTCAAAAATATTATGCACATAAATCTCTATCAGATACGGATAATACTACTGAAGATACATCTGGAACTGGATCTTTTTCAACTAGAATTGGCAATATAAACGCCGCCGGCAACGAACAAGTTTTACCTAGAGTTGGCGATATTGTTACTCTGAATGAATGGGTTACTGAGGGTTCTGCGTCCCAAACCCTGAGTGTTGAAGGCTCTTCTGCTTTGACTTCGACCAGTGAAAGACCTGCAGCTAGAATTACTAATATATTAAGTTCATTTCCTGAAGGTGACAGACTTATATATGAATATGCATGGGAAGGTGCGGGACATAACAGTGAATATACAAACTTTTATGGACGAAGTGGTATTGGTTCAAATCCTTTATTTGAAACAAATAGACTAAAAGTTTTTGTTGATGGATTAGAAGCCGATGCTGCAATTCAAGGTATAAATTATGATATAAACTCTGATGGCGAAATAGAATTTGGCGAGACGAGTTCATCATTGGAATATTTTGGCGTTGAAAAACCAATTTATGCTTATAACACAGCAAATGATAAATTGAAATTTGCATTGCCAGTCGAAGATAATAAGATCGTAAAACTTTCTTACGAAAATTATTCAGATGTAGAAGAACGAGATACCGGAAAATCTACATACCTAATTAAAGTACCTGAAGATAGAGATATTCCAAATATCTGGAACGATATTCACAAAGTTTCAAAGGGCATTTATCGTTTTGTTGTTAGAGAAAATGATGTACTAAAACCTTGGGATTATCATGTTTCTGCTGTATTGCCACAAATTGACAGTCCAGCATGTATTAATCCTGTTGAGCAACTATCAATTACTCAAGATAAAACAGTGATATTCAACTTCCCAACACCATTAGCGTCACAAAGATTTATCTATAGTGATGCAGAAGCAGATATAATTTGTATTGCTGGTGCGGATAGTTCTACTCAAGGTGGTATTATTAAAACTTCAGATACTAAGTTTGATTTGGATTCTGCACAAACTAGTGGATATATGAACGCAGCTGAATCGGACTTCACATATCCCAGTTCGCCTACTGAACCTCAATACGGTTTTGATGACGATGGCATAGCGGCAAATGAGGGTAACGCCAAGGTCGCAAAATCTTCTAATGGTGATTTTTTAGACTTCAGAAGAGAATATTCATGGCATAATCCATTCCAAGGCACAGTCAATACCACCGCGAACAATTCCAATCTAGGATATCGTAGTGGTCGAGTTGCGGCCACGCCATCGACAGCATTTGATACTCCTGATAATTGTACTCATAGAACTTATTTGGGAATGCAATCTACCAAACCTTATGGTAATGGTATGAGGTTATTTATTTTGACTCGTGGCGGACCTATTAGACCTCAATATACAGATTATACTCCTAGAGATCAAGTAGACAGTGGTAACAATGATTTCACCACACCATAGTAATACCTAAAGATTAAAATTTAAAATAAATAGAGGGGGAACTTGTTTCCCCCTTTTTTGCAGAGTATACATGACAACATTATCTAACATATTTTTATTTAATGACGTAATAATCGTCAGAGTAGGCGTTGAAAGTCCTTCGAATTTTTCTCGCTCGCCTACAACTGACCCAGCCAATCGTGATTATACAATTACGATAGATGGAGAAACTTGGAAATATATACATCCTTTTGGTTGGAATATTCCGGTTAATACTGTTATAGATGAAGGAAAATTACGATACACTTGGTCGACTATAGGGTTTAGAGAGAATGGATATCTGACCGATGAATGGAAAATTTGCGTATTTTCAAATCTAATAATGGTAAATGGTTTATCTGGACCAGTTACGATTTCATTTGATAGTGGCGAAATTTATAAAAATGGATCTTCTGTCGGTAATACTACTACTGTCGAAAACGGCGACACTATCAAATTAGAAGCTTCAAATTACATTGCTAATATTTCTCAACCATCCATATTCTTAATAAATGTAGATGGTGTCGATATACCTTGGACAGTTTCATTGACAGATCCATTGTTGAATATCATAGAAAACGAAGTCAGAAAATCTTCATCAAATGATGACTTGAAAATATCTCATCATAATATTCCAGTTAAGGCCGCAGATTTAAAACTTGTATATGATAATGCTCCGGTTGTGGCTAATGCATTTGAAAAACTGATAAGCGATATTGCAGAAAAATCAACCAGTATAGAGTTTTCTTTGCAGGAGTTGCAAGAGGTAATATCAGATCAGGTCATAGGTATAATTTCTGAAAAAACTAGAACGACTGTCTCCGAATTAAATATTCTTTCTCCTTCTGAAATAATTAGTCTTAGAGAAATAAAAATAGACAATATCTATGACACAGAGACTTTAATATTGGAGTTGGATATTCCGCTCGAGAGATCTGACACTTCCGATATTTCTGTTATTTCTGCTAATGAAATTGCATCAGTATCAGAAATTGATGTTACTGAAATAACAGAAATATCAACCACAGAAGATATAGAATCTACATCATCCGAAGATTTATTACTTACGAAAGAAAAAGAGTTTGATAGTCCTGAAGAGGTTGTAAATACATCTGCGTTAGAAAGTGCTGTTGACGAAGATTTAGCAGAAACTACAGAGACACCAACAGAAACAATAGTAGATTCTGTAGAAACAGCGGCGGCCGAAACCACATCGGTAGTCGATTTGTCAGATGGGTTGGATGTAGAAAACGCTGTTGACGAAGATTCTCCAGACGGACTCAGTGTAGAAAGTGCTGTTGACGAAGATTTAGCAGAAACTACAACAACAGAAAGCGCTGTTGACGAAGATTTAGCAGAAACTAAAACAACAGAAACCGCGGCAGTAGATGATTTGGCAGAAACCTCTACCACTGAAACTGCAGCTCTGGATGATTTAGCAGAAACCACAGACACACCGACTGAAACAATAGATGATTTGGCGGAAACTTCTGCCACTGAAACTGCAGCTCTGGATGATTTAGCAGAAACCACAGACACACCGACTGAAACAATAGATGATTTATCTACCACAACAGATTTGGAAAGTGCGACAGTAGATGATGATTTGGAGTTGTCGGCTGTTGATAATGTAGTAGATGTAGAACTAACAACAGATTCGGATATAGAAAACGAAACCGATAATGATATTGTAGATGAAAATGAGTTTGAAAACGCATCTATAGAAGATGTTATCACAGAAAACGAAATAGAAAGTGTTATCGAAAGCGAAACATCTGAAACTGGCGATTTGGCTACTATTGCTGAGACAGATTTATCTAGTGAAGAAACGAGAGAATCTATCTCAGATAGTGAAACTCTTGAAGAAAAAATACTTGAAAAAATACAAGAGTTGACCACCGAAGTATTTTCGGATGTTTCTGTAATTACAGAAGAGATAATCGAAGATTTATTAGAAAGTGTATTAGATCAATTATCAGAAACTACAGATGAAAGTGATATCTCTACTTTATCAATAACAGAGCTGATCACCCAATTACAAACAGTCTTTGATAATTCGCCCGAATTCTTAACTACAACCGACACAGTACAGGAAGTTGTCAAAGAATCAACATCAACATTGGATCTGGATTTAGTCAGCGAAGATTTTGTAAATACATTTATAGAAACTCTTTCTGAGAATATTCGTGAAGAAATAGAAATCGCAGAAAGAGAAGAAGATAATCAATTAGAAATTGTAACATCATTAGATGCTGAAGTTTTAGAGGAATCTGAAACGGTTTTAGAAGATACGAAAATAGATGATACGATAAATCCTACTGATAACACCGAAATTACTTTAGACGATGTGTCGGGAAGCGAGGGCGATGAGGAAAATTCTGAAGATCAAGTTACAGAAGTTAGTGATAATTTTGAAACTGGTCAAGATCAAATCACAGAAGCTAGTGATAATTTTGAAACTGGTCAAGATCAAATCACAGATTCCCCCGCCAATGGGGAAAGTGTTCAAGAAGAAGGTATAACAAACGAATCAAATATAGAAATTTCATTAGATGAGCCTATCAAAATAGAATCTCCCACAGATGATACGCCTGATAGTCCACAAAAATTTGAAACATCTATAGATGATACACCAGATAGTCCACAACAATTTGAAACATCTATAGACGAGACTCCAGACACGCCGCAAGAATTTGAAACTGCGACTGATGATACGCCTGATAGTCCACAAAAATTTGAAACGGCGACTGATGATACACCAGATAGCCCAGATCAATTCGAATCATCTACAGACGCGACACCAGATGCACCTCAAGAATTTGAAACAGCTATAGACGAGACTCCAGACACGCCGCAAGAATTTGAAACTGCGACTGATGATACGCCTGATAGTCCACAACAATTTGAAACGGCGACTGATGATACACCAGACACACCTCAAGAATTTGAAACAGCTATAGACGAGACTCCAGACACACCTCAAGAATTTGAAACTGCGACTGATGATACACCAGATGCACCTCAACAATTTGAAACTGCAACCGATGACACGCCTGATAGTCCACAACAATTCGAATCATCTATAGATGACACACCAGACACGCCACAAGAATTTGAAACTGCAACCGATGACACGCCTGATAGTCCACAACAATTTGAAACATCAACAGACGAAACACCGGATAGTCCAGAACAATCTGAAGCTTCAGTGGATGAAGTGCCAGACGAATCAACAATTTTAGTTTCAGATGACAATCAAACTTTGGACAATTCTTCGCCGACAGTTACTACCGGAGAAAGATTTCCAGAATTTTCTCCAGAAACTATTGTCGGTGCGGATAATTTTTCCCAACAAAGGGGGGTCGTTCATATGCGTACGGCCGAAACGAAACTTTATTACTTGAATCCACATATAACTATTGCAGGCAGAACCGGACCATTTATCGACAGAAATGGTCTTAATAGGGATTACGGATAATATGGCAGTTTCATTTCAAGGCCGAGTGGGTCCGATAGTTCAAACAGTTACCAGAACAATAGACAATATAATATTCGATTCTAATTACAGTATCGAGGTATCATATGTAAATTATTTTTTTTCATCTACAGAAAAATCATCATCAGAAGTCATTGTAGAATATACAGATGGATTGCCCCTTCACACTGGGCCAAAATCAAATAGTGAATTTGTTGCCGAATATCACCACGAAAAATATGTTGATGAACAAAAATCATCGGTAATTGTAGAATCATTTAATTATATGACAGGAACATTTTCTTCATATGAAGATAGATCTGCTTCTAAAAAATCATTCGATTTTAACAGAAATATAGTTTTATCGAATCAATCATTGTTGTATACGATAACTGGAAATGATTATAAAGTTGGACTACAAACTGTAGGCGATTGGGAAATTCGACCATTTCTACAGACAGCATCCTCAAAACATCTTATCAACAATCCATTTTTAGATGATCCAGAATCTAAAGCTCCGCCATGGGATGGTCAAGTTTTATTAGAATCTGGAACCAGTTTTGGACACCGTCCAATATTTTTTCAAGGAATTGCATACAACTTTCCAAAACCGACTGAGTTTATTTCTAAAACATCAAAGTTAATTGACGAAAATTCTAATTTCTCAAGACATTTAGAATCATTTAATTTATTAAATCAAAACTTTGCAAGATCAATGCACATATCCAATCCTAGTACTCATGATGTAATAGAAATGAAAAGCGGATTGTATGTTATGCAGCCGGAAATGTTTAACCAATCAAACACTATATATAGATCTCTGGGATATGGACCACCAGCAGATAAGGCTGTTTCCATAAGTTTAACAGTCAGCAATCCAAGAGATACTTTTTTAAAAAATAATCAATTTTCAAAATTATTAGATAATTATAGTTCAAGAGATGATGGATTTGTCGAAATTGTCAAAAACACTACTTTGAATGATGTTACTTGGGTAGATAAAATAAAGGTTTTAAATTTTGAATTTTCTAAAACGGCATATTTTGAACGCACGAATCCTCTAGAGGTTCCTGTAAAAGTTTTCTATACTCCGGTATTAGATAAACCATTTATTCACAAGGTTTTCTTTGTGAATTTTGATACTGGGAAGCCAAAGTTTAAACCTTTTTTACAATCACCAGATAAGACATTTCTCATAGAACAAAATTATATGCACAGCACCGTTTCGATTGGAAAAGGCCCAAAAAACAAGTTCAAACATTTAATGATAGAGGAATTGTATAGGCCAGGATTCAGATCTTATGAACAGGTCTATGAATTTATTATGGAAAAATTCGAGGTTGTTTCATCTACCCAATTTGATTATAATAAATTTGGACACACATTTTATGAAGTGATACAGACAAAAAGACCGAGTTTATCTGGCGGATCTAATGCGTTTGGTCACGATCTTTTACCTATTGAAGTTGGGCCAACTTCTATCAAAAATAAAATATTTAACTTGGAAGAGCATGTAGAAAATAGTCTACAGGCTGCTGGAAGATCGGGTACTCATAGAGATGGAGAGTACAGAGAAATTCAAAATATAGATTTATATGAATTTCAATATCTGGATTATGATGTAAAATCAAAAGGTCCATATTCTGAAGATTGGAGATTAGATAAAGAAAAATCTACTTTTAATTTTATCTATACAATAGATGAGGATCCGAGTAACGGTAGATTTCCCGAATGTCTGTCTTTTGATGATGGCCGATTAACAGGAACGGTACATGAAACAGATAAATTTTTAAGAAAATATTCATGGGAAGATTGGATGAAAATACAAGGTGAAACGGATTCAGATGGTAATTTTATATCTCTATCTGACAGTTTAGATTTTTCATATGAAGATTTTGAATTGATTACACCGAGAAAGTGGGAAGTCAACCTCACCGGCAGAAGTATAACCAAAGGAACGATAGATTTAGTATATAATGGCGTAGAATTAAAAAGAGGTGATATAATAACACAGACTATAGCGGGACAAAGTAGCGAATTTGAAATTGTGGAAAAGGTTTCAGAATTTGACAAAGAAACCGATAGAGCTACTGGCGGATTAATCACTGAAACTATTCACAGATATGAATTTGAAAATCTTAGGGGTGAGATAGAAATCACAACATTGACAGACTTATTTGTAGAAACATTTGTCGACGGAAAGTCAGAATTACAAAAAGAAGTAAATAATCTACAAGAAGAATTGCAATTTTCTGTCAATTTTAAAGCTTCAGTTCTACAAAAACAAATAGAAGAATTAAGTGCAACTATTATAGAAAATGATTTGGTAAATCCTACTGGATATGCTTATATAGAAAAGACACCATCTGGAAAACAGGTAAACTATCAATATGTGTTGAACGAAGAAGGAGATAGTTTTGTTGTAGATGATCTTGAGATGTTGACAGGCGGTGTTGTAACAAAATTTATAAAATTAATATTTACAATACGCAACAACTGGTCATTTGATAGAGATTTGAGATTGTTTACAGATAGCTCTATCATTGATTCTGAATTCCCCAACAGGACTGATTGGGTAGAAGATCAAAGATCTAAGGGTAGGGGATTATTTGATCCACAATTAAATAATAACGAAATTGACAAAATGTTGATAGGATATATGAAAGAGTATAAAGATTCTATTATAAGTATAGAAAGATATTTAGAAGAAAGAGATATTATTGTAGAAAGTAGAATTTATATCGATCCCGATCAAAAAATAAAATATAAAAATTTCTTGGATCGATTTATCTATATTGACAGAAAGAGCAACATGTGGCAAAAAAACGATTATTTGATAATGTCTATTACTAGTGAAGATTTCGTTTTAGAATTTCCTATAAACGATGGTAGAGATAGAGGACAAAGTTTGGATACAATTTCAGAGACAGAAAACGGAAAACAAGTATTTAAAATAAATTGCGATTTTAATGTTGACGAACAGACTTTCTATAATAATGTAGACGATGTAAGAGAATTGAGGGGGTATCCAGTTTATGCCAGCTGTAACTAGATTAGGAGATCAATGTACCGGTCATGGTTGTCACCCGCCTCGGCCGAATAGATCAGCAAGTACAGATGTATTTGTAAATAGTAAGGGAGCACATAGAAAAGGCGATGGGTGGCATGTTCATGTATGTCCACCAAAAATATATGCGCCGCATGGTTCAGTTCTTGCTGCTGGATCTGCAACAGTTTTTGCAAATGGAAAACCAATCGGAAGAATAAACGATCCAGTGGCGTGTGGTTCTTATGTTCGAGATGGAAGTGGAAATGTTTTTGCTGGAGATAGTTCTCCACCTGTGACACCTTTATCGGATGTTCCGGTAGATATCACGCAAGAACATGAAGATTATATGAAAGAAGGAATAAATACTGCACCAAAAAATAGTGAAACTTTTGAATATGGTGATGGTGGAATATCTAATGGCGATGGTGGATACTTATCAAATAATACAAGTCCTGTAAATAATGTTACCGGACCACAAGATGCTCCAATAGAAGATAATAGTGTTCCATTTGAAAGAGTTGATGATCCAACATTGAATTTCTTACCACACACAGATTCTAGAATTGAACCAGCACTGAAAAATATTCTTATTGAAGTTGCTAAAGAATGGGGCCGGACACTTGACATAACCAGCGCCTATCGCAGTCCAGAGTATAACAAAAAGGTTGGTGGTGCTAAAGGAAGTATGCACCAACAGGGTAAGGCCACGGACATTATAATGTCTAGTTATAGTAAAACAGATAGAGCTAGATTTATTGATATATGTGTCCAAAAAGGAATAAAGGGTATTGGATTGTATAATACTTTCACTCACATTGATATTGGAGGCAAACGGGCATGGGGATCAAATGGCAGTAGAACAAGTATTCCAAGATTCCCTTGGGCAATATCTACTTTGAAAAAATATGGTTATGCTACTGGTTGATATTTGTTATAAATAATACATAGGAGATTTTTAAATGGCAGGCGCATTTCCACTCAAGGCTATTGTACAAACTACCGGAGATGTTGTACTTGGAGAGTTTTTAGAATCTGATTTCGTTGGCATTTTAGACGGCGGAACTGGTGCAGGCGGTAATGGTGGACTCCCTGATACTGCCACCGATTCGGAAAAATTATTAGCAATAAAAGGTCAAGTAAGATCAAATTTTGATTTGATAAAATTTGATACATATAATACATTGACAGAACTACAATCTGAGGTTGCTGATAGTGGTCGTTTAGCTTTGCTTAATTCTAATTTATATTATTCAACTGGTTCTAGTTGGATAGCTCTTGCAGAAGCATTAACGGTCGATACTAATATTACGGGAAATATAGAATTTTCTGGTAGTATAATTTCGACATATGATCCAAATACAAACACTACAACCGCAAGTTTAGATCTTACACCATTGCAATCCGAACTTGATACGACACAATCAGCAGCAGGACTAAATGCGGATGGGACTTATACTGCCGATGGCACCACTAATTATTTGACAACCTCTACATCTTTGAAAAATTCCGATGGACTTCTGGATTCTGCTATATTCTCAGAAAGAACCAGAGCTATTGGCGTAGAAACAACAATTATTACAGATCAAAACACCATAGAAAATAACTTGCAAAATTTTGAATATTCCGGTCATACAAACGCCCAAGTGTCTGCAGCGGGTAAAGTTAGTATTGCTTATGATATAAATACTGGCAAATTCGTACCTGATGATAATTTTGGAACTGGTGGGTTTATAAAATTTACAAAAACTAATGGTACAAGGGATGATATTCCATTGACAACTACATTCACAGGCAACGAAATGATTAGCGGCGAAGTAGATTTTTTCATGGCAAATGGTACACAGGATAATATCGATCTCATTATTAACGGTGTGTAATTTTTTTTTATAAATAATAAAAACAAACATACACAGAATTAAAATTATAGGAGCACATAAATGTCTATTTCAATAAACAGAAATGAAATTGTCCATATGGATGATTATTACAGAGATAGGAAAAGAGAGGCCTTCAAACCACTAATCCAACAGATGTCCGAAGATATGTTGGATAATGGATTTAAAGATGTAGGTCCACAAATTACCAAGATTAGTATCAATGATGATAATTTAACACAATTTATCGATGAATTTATTTGTTTTTATTACGATTCGAGTGTTGGTCAAGTTGGAAAAGGTGCCAGCGGTATAAATGTTTTTGGCAAGATCGCTGATTATGATACCGCCACATCTGTTTATACTAACCGAGATGAAGTTGGAAATTTAAGTGCTACGACATACTTTCTTGATGGAGAAAATGGTAGTAGAATTAAAAAAATTGATGATATATACGACAATCCAAACTGGAACGAAAATATTGCTAAAAAAATTCCAGCGATTGGATATCCCACTTATAATATTAGGGAAGGGACACATTCGACGAGCTCCCTAGACAATGTTATTACAGGAACATCTAATTATCCGGCTGAATTCTTTAAAGCTACTGACGGAACTGCTATTACACACGTTTCTGCGTTGATTCCAGGCTATGTGGAAGCAAAACAAAGCAATGGCTCGACGTTGAACTGGAACGATCAGGACGCACAGGAACTTGACACAAGTGTTTTTGGACAAGTATTAGGTCCAAATTCAGAACTTTTTGCATATTTAAATCCACATCCAAATATGCGCGGAAGTACACAAGCAATAAGAGATTTTATTGCCCCAAACTTTCCATCTAGTCCGACAAATGGAGATACCCACACAATACATACGAATGACGGTCCGGTCATCTATACATATGATGGTAGTATTTGGAATGGTGCAGACGGATCTACACATACTGGAATATCGACTTTAGATTCAAGTGTTCTCAGCGATATAGGTAGTGTTAAAGGAATTCCATTTGGTTCTGGATGGAATGATGTAAAGAATTTAGTTCCCTCAAGTGGATTTACCTGGCCCACTCAAGCCGGTGCTTATAAAGAACGTGGCGATCGGACAGATAATACGCGGCCACTGGATCTGAAGGACGGACATTTTTATAAAAAAACGACAGGGTCCCCCGATATAGCGACCGGTTCTGAAGTAATCCTAGTAGGTACAGCCACTGGAACAGAACTTTCTGAAAAAAATATTGTAGATAGTAATGGATATGAGCTGGTCGCCCTTTACGGCACGCCTGACGCAACTGCGACACCCCCCACCATCAACGCGCCCACGGCATCCAGCGGCAAAGTAAACCAAATCGCAAGCATTCCTGTATACCGAACTTTGCCTGCTTATCTTAATCAAGCAGGATATGTTGGATTGTCGGAGATTTCGAAAGCGGTATATTTGAACGAATTTAATAAAGTAAAAACTCTTCTTACACACCAATCTCGAGGTGTTGTTATGCGGCCAGATTCTGCATCTGGAATCAATACAAAAGCAACTATTAGAAATTATAGAAAAACTGTAGAAGAAAAAGGCCCAGACACACATGATTTTTGGATTTCAAATTTTAAAGACGAAAACTTTTTTCCAGCAGGAACAGTAGAACCTAAAAAATTCGAAGGCGAATTGATGATTGGTTTTGATTCGACATATAACAATAATGTGTTTCAAACTGGCGATGTATATACTTTCTCTTTTAGTCATACTGCATTTGGCGCTGGAGCACAAACATTTACAATTCCTGTAGAAGTTGTACAAAGTACTGTAGCCGGATTCACCAATTCAGTTTTTGAAGCTCTTTCAAAGAATGAATTATTTGATCCTGCATCCGGAGCATATTCTGTTATAGATGGCGGTACTCTGTCTCCCAAGAGAAATGGTGTGTTAATTATAGAATCTAACAACATTGGTAGCAATTTGACGTCATCTGTTTCAAGAGTTGCAAGACCTATGGATAATTTTACTAATAATATACAATCATATATTGTAACTGATAACAACACACTATTCAATTCTACAATGACTAATGGCGATGGTGGTACGGCTTACACCTTAAACACATTTGAAAATGGATATGTACATGAAATTCAATTGCGCGGGTTTAGCGGTGCAAACAACGATGATGAATTTGAGTTCACAATAAATAATCTGTTAGATGAACTTCCTAATGGTGGATTGGCAGATGTAAATAATCCAGCACTCAGAAGTGAAACTATTTATTTTAAGACAGGTGTTGCATTAAACTCAGGTCAATTAACAGAGGCCATAGCTGCTAAGATTAGACAAAACGCATATATGAATAAATATATGGAAGTTATATCAAATTCAAATGCTATTACTCTCAGATATAATAGACTTTCTTCTGGATATATGAAAAAGGGTGATGTTGGAAAAAGTCATGGATTACTTGCTGCAAATAGTGTCGCCCAAGGCGGTACAGGATCCGTATTGTTTACTGGTAAAACAGTAGGACAAACAAATTCCGAAGAATTTTCTATAAATGGTATCGCAGAAGAGGATGTTCCTGCCGCAGCAAAATTCAATATTGTGGGTAATGCTGTTTCCGGTTCTACTAATATAACTGCAATGCGAGTTGCAGCGGACGGGACATCTGCATCTACAGATACCACATATCTCGCTGCAACACTTCTAGATGAGAATGATTTTACTCCTGCTAAAACTGTAGACACAACCGGAGATCCATTCAACTATCGTGGAGATAATGGCGCAGTCGAAGTGATTCAAGTGGGGTTAGGAACATCTATTAAAAGAGTTAGATTAGAATTTCCTTTGGCGAGAGATTTAGGTACTTTTGCGATGCCGGTTCATGGGCAATATACAGCTTATGTTGCTCCAGCAACCTCTAGAAAAACTTCGTATTTTTCATCATATGAACAAATGGTGCTTGCTAAAAAGACGGGCAGACCAGAAGGTCCACAAGTTTCTTTCGATTCTATTGTAATTGCACAACACCCAAATACTTCACATGGCGGAGTTCAAAATGGTATAGTAGGTTATGAAGAGTTTGAAACTTATTCTCACGATATTGATATTGAAACTTTCGAATATATCACAGATTATTCTATGGGTCCAGTAGTATTAGAAACCGATAGACTTCACAAATTATCGGGTTATCCAACTGGCAGAGAGGGTGACATAGAAGGTGATCAACCTTGGAGAATAAGATTGAATATCACCAGAGGACATGAAATCCAAGAAGCTTCTCCTTATATTGCAGATGCAGTTTTGCAAGTTAATCCTGAGCAAGATTCTTCTAATTCTTTTGAATATTTACAAGTTCATGTAGCTACAGAATTTCAACTTAAAGGTGATGGAACTGTCGCAAAACCCGAGGGGAAAGATGGTCTCTCCGCTACCACCACTATGAGAGAACCAGGCCATTTGGGTGGACTCAGGCCACAATATAAAGGGTATTTAGAAACTGCTGTTCATAAGGTAAATCCTTTTGTTCAAAGATCGAAACTTGACAGCGGAGTTAGAACTGGTTTTAATTTTAGTTCAGGAGTTGTCGGTATCCATCATTTCAACGATAGTCACGAACTGCTGTTGGACCACACAGCAGTATTTACTCAAGAAGTCGCTGCGGTGTCAGCATCGGGCAGCGGCGCCTCGACCGTGGCCGCCGTAGCAGGCGTACCGAAGTACTTTTCTGTTGGAGGCGAGGGTGAAGGACAGATTCCATTAAAAGTGGTTGGATCGAGAATTCTGACAGATTATGATTCTGGTATTTTAGTAAATGATGAGTATAGATATGAAGAACATTATTTGAGGGGTACATCTACAGAATTAGTACATGATACACCATATAATAATGGAAATTTAAGACTGCAAAAGGGATTGTTTAGAAGAACTGGGAAATCAAGCTCAGATATTGCTCCAGCATATCCTATGAGTTATTATATGACAATTGTTGATCATGGAATTGCATTTTATCTTAGAGATCAAGCTTCAACACAGGCAGATGATAATGCATTTTTTGTTATACAAAGACACGTTCATTCTTCGGCAGAAGTTGGTACTGGAACCACAAGTGCGCCTCAATTTCGTGCTGGTTATCCTGATATGGGAATTGATGGAAGTGATCATCAACCAATTCATTGTGTATATCAATCTTCAGAACCGACATTGTTGTATTCTGATTTAGAACCACTCTTTACAGAAAAAGATTTGTCAAGAAGATCTTCTATTGCAAATATGGGACTATACGATCTTGAAGGGAATCAAACATTTGACTTTATGACATCAAGACTAGAATCAGCTGAGATGACATCGGTAGATTTGGAAACTCAAAGTAGATTCAGAAGATTTGTTGTTCGAGAAAAAGATGTTCTAAAACCTTGGGATAGGCATGTATTTGCTGGAGTTAATGAAAGAGATTCTACTTCTATTATAAATCCACTTGAACAACTATCTCTCAATGACCGTGGAAAACTTGTAATTCAATTTCCAAATAGATTGGGATCGCAAAGATTTATGTATACCGGCAGAGAAATTGATTTGATCGGTTTCTGTGCTGCTGGCGCGGTCGGACAAGATACTTTGATTTCTAGTGATAGAATGAGTACAGCCGGGCAAGGTGGTACGGGATCTGATGGCGATTATAGAAGATTGTATAGAGGGATGATGTCAACTGGTGAGTTTGGTTCAGGGATGAGAATTCTTCTTCTAGTAGCAGAAAATGCTGCAGGCGATTCTATTATGCCTACCAATGCCGACATTAGATTACTGGACAATTAATTTTAGTCAGTTAGTAAATTATGAGGGAGTCTGATAAAATCTCAAGGGGTAATATCAGACTCCTAAATAGTATTAAAAGAGGTTTTTGATGGCTGACGTAACCCCAATTCGAGTCGTAGTTGATGGTTCTGGTGACACAACAGGATTAAGTGAATTCCTGTCCGGCGAAACACTAGGACTCGTACACGGTGGTACAGGTGCGACCACAGCCGCGGGCGCGAGAAATAGTCTGGGGTTACATGCTATTGCTGTAACTGGTAGTTGGACGCAGTTATTAAATAAACCTGATACAGATGGTATACCAGAAGGTACTACAAACCTTTATTATACAGATGCTAGAGTTACAGCATATTTAAACACTAATAGTTATGTCACCCAATCATATGTAGATAATGCAGTTTCTAATATTCTTGATGGCGCTCCTGGCGTATTAGATACTTTAAATGAACTTGCAGCTGCGATCGGCGATGATGCAAATTTCATAACTACAATCAACTCAAGTATTTCTACTGTTCAAAGTAATGTTGATGCATTATTTGGATCAAAATCAACATCAGATTTAAGTGAAGGTACAAATCTTTATTATACCAGTGAAAGAGTTGATGATAGAGTTGCAAGTCTGATTACTGATGGTGTTGGTATCACAAAATCGTATGATGACGCCGGTAATCTTTTAAATATTGCAATAGATTTTTCTGAGTTTGATACAGATGATATCATTGAAGGAAGTGTAAATACTTTCCTCAATACCAGAACAACAGATGATTTATCTGAAGGTTCGACAAATCTATATTTTACCAATGAAAGAGTGGACGATAGAGTAGATTCCTTAATTGTTGGTGGGACAAACATTTCTACTACATACAGCGATCTCAACAATAAATTAACATTCAATCTTGACACAACTGGTGGAATAACACTAACAAACAACTCTACATCTGATTTGCCAGAAGGTAACAATCTTTACTATACTGCCGCGAGAGTCGATGCAAGAGTCACATATGCAATTACAGCTCAGAGTATTGCAACCGAATCTTTTGTTTTAAGTATCACCAATCCAATATCCGCAAATTTAACATCAGAGATCACAAGAGCTACAAACGCAGAATCTACTATATCTACAAACTTGACAAATGAGATTTCAAGAGCTACTGCAAAAGAAAACAGTATACAGTCCGAGCTTGACGATGAAATATTTGATAGAGAAACTGGCGATGATGACCTACAAACTCAGATAAACACATTAACTGCTAATGCATATACTGGTACGGATTTTGACACAGACTTTTCTTCAAAATCGACAACGGATCTATCTGAGGGCACAAATCTTTATTATACAGATGCAAGAGTACGCAGTCATGTAGAAAGTCAAGATTTAGACTTAGGTTCAAATAAAGTTTTATTTGCAAATATGTATTCGGCGGAGGCCAATCTACCAAGTGCATCGACATATCATGGTATGTTTGCTCATGTTCATGGTACTGGAAAAGGATACTTTGCTCATGCTGGTTCGTGGATAAAATTACTTGATGAATCTTCTAGTACTACCACAGATTTGTCCGAAGGTACAAATCTATACTATACTGAATCAAGAACAGATGCAAGAATTGCTCTTCAAGTTGGATCAAGTCTCGATCTTTCTAATAAGACAACTTCGGACTTGGCTGAAGGCACAAACCTTTATTATACTGCCGCGAGAGATACCGCGCAATTCAACACTGACTTGGCCACTAAATCTACCACAAATTTAAGTGAAGGTACAAACCTATACTTTACGAATGCTAGAGTACAGACTAAACTTGGTGACATATCAGGACATATTATACCTGATACAGACGTAACATATGATTTAGGTAGTTCTACACACAAATTCCGCGACTTGTATCTGAGCGGTAGTTCTATCATACTTGGGACTATTGAACTAAAAGATAATGGTGGTGTATTAGAACAAATTCCTGTCGGTGGTGGTACGACATTAACATATGCGACACAAACATATGTAACAACTCAAATTGCAAACCTAGTTGACACCGCACCAACTACACTTGATACATTAAACGAACTTGCTGCAGCTCTTGGTGACGATCCAAATTTTGCGACCACAGTAACAAATTCTATTGCAACTAAACTTGCAACGACAGATTTTACTTCTACTGCCGATTCTTGGTTGACAACAAAATCAACCACTAATTTAGCTGAAGGTACAAATCTTTATTATACAGATGCCAGAGTTAGAAATCAATTATATAATATTGCAACTGTCACCACTTCTGCTGGAAAATTTTATATTGATGGCGAACAACAGGTAATTCTAACATTACAGCCAGGAAGAACATATCGGTTCGATCAATCTGATGCATCGAACACCACGCACCCACTTAAATTTTCAGAAGTTTCCGATGGAACGCACGCCGGTGGCAGCGCGACAGAATATACGACAGGCGTAACCGTAAATGGTACTGCCGGTTCTGCTGGTGCATATGTTGAGATAACGGTTACAAATGCAACACCTAGGCTTTATTATTACTGTGCGAATCACAGCGGCATGGGTGGAAAAGTCGGTGTTGGTAAGGAAATGTTTGTTGAACGTATTACTTCTGATACGTGGATTACAGGGCCCATTCAAACTACCACATTGAATGTAGGTACTGGTGGGTCTATCAGCGCATCACTTGCGACATTGGATTTTACTAATACTACGGTAAATTTTAGTGGTGCATCTATATCTGGACTTAGTAATTCTGATGTTGGTTTAGCCAATATTGCAGATAATGCTCAGGGTGTAGTTGTCACTGGCAAGGTGGCCGCCGGTAGTTTAGACATAGACACAGGCGGATCAATCAATGCGGCACTTACTACTGTTGATTTTTCTAGTTCTACAGTCGTGTTTAATAGTGCAACTGTAAATGGACTCGGTGATACCATTCAAGATGAAGTAGATTTTCATCTGAATAAAAATAATGCGGGCGGTTCAACTATTATATCAGATGGCCAAGTTTTAAGTTGGGATTCTACTGGCGGAGCGCAAGGGACTGGCGACTATGC